ACAAAACCATTTAAAGGAGCTTCCGGTGTCACGCATCCATTGTTAGCTGAATCAGTTACACAATTCCAAGCACAAGCTTACAAAGAACTTGTACCATCTGATGGCCCTGTTCGAACACAGGTTGTAGGTTTACAAACACCGGCTACCGAACAACAAGCAGATAGAGTTAAAGATTATATGAATTACCTGTTGATGGAGGAGATGGAAGATTACACAACTGACATGGATCAGATGTTATTTTACCTACCACTATCAGGATCTACATTTAAGAAAATTTACTACGATGCAATGTTAGATAGACCTGTATCAAAATTTATTCCTGCAGAAGATTTAGTAGTTCCATACTATGCATCTGATTTAAAAGATTGTGAGAGAATTACTCATGTAATTAAGATGACACAGAATGATGTCACAAAAAAAATGGCTGCAGGTTTTTATAGAGACATAGAATTAATTGATAGCAGTTCAGAACCAGATTCAGTACAGAAAAAATTAAATGAACTTGAAGGTGTAAAAGGTACAGGTTCAGATTATTTAAATACAATTCTTGAAATGCACGTAGATTTAAATTTAGATGACTACGAAGATTTTGATGACAAAGCTAAGAAAATTAAAATTCCATACATTGTAACTATTGATGAAGGTAGTGGCGAGATTTTATCTATTTATAGAAACTACAAACCAGGTGATTTAGGTTATGCAAGAGTAGAATATTTTGTACATTATAAATTTTTACCTGGATTAGGTTTCTATGGTTTTGGTTTAACACACATGATCGGTGGTTTATCACAAGCTGCAACTCAATCATTAAGACAATTGATTGATGCTGGTACTTTAAAAAATTTACCTGCAGGATTTAAATCACGTGGTATTAGAGTTAGAGATGATGACCAACCAATTCAACCAGGAGAGTTCAGAGATGTTGATGCGCCTGGCGGAAATATAAGAGATCAGTTTTTTAATTTACCATTTACAGAACCATCACCTACACTTTACAACTTGATGGGCTTTGTTGTTCAAGCAGGACAGAAATTTGCAGCAATAACAGATTCTAATATTGGTAACGATGCTCAAAATAGAGCTGTTGGAACTACAATGGCGCTGATGGAAAGAGGATCACGTGTAATGAGTGGTGTACACAAGCGTTGTTACTACGCAATGAGACTTGAATTTAAAATTTTAGCAAGAATTTGTGGTGAATATTTACCACCAGAGTATCCTTATGATGTTTATGGTGGCCCAAGACAGATAAAACAGGCAGATTTTGATAACAGAGTAGATATTTTACCTGTTGCAGACCCAAATATTATGTCTATGTCACAAAGAGTGACGTTAGCACAGGCACAATTACAAATTGCACAGTCAAATCCACAGATGCACAACTTACATGAAGCGTATAGACGTGTTTACGAAGCACTTGGAACAAAAACTATAGATCAAATTCTAAAACCACCACCAAAACAACCAGAACCTTTAGATCCTGCAAAAGAAAATGCACGTGCACTTCAAATGAAGTTGCTTACAGCGTTTGAATTCCAAGATCACGATGCTCACATCTCTGCTCACATGGCATTTATGGCATCAAGAATGGTACAAATTAATCCTCAGGTGTATGCATTACTACAATCACACATATCTGATCACATTTCATTCAAAGCTAAGGCACAAGTAAAAGAAATGATGATGCAAAGTCCTGAAATGACACAAATGGCTCAACAGGATCCACAACAATTTGAAATAATGTTTGAAGCTGAGGTTGCAAAGGTTGCAGCACAGATAACTTCAGAGTTAGTACAGACTGAAAATGCAAATCAGAACAAAGAAGACCCATTAATTAAAATTAAACAACAAGAAATTGATTTAAGAGCTATGGATCTTCAAAGAAAAGCTGAAGAAACTAAATTTAGAGCTGATCAAGAGAATCAAAGAGCAGCACAAAGACTTGAATTTGATTATGATAGACTTGCAACACAAGATCAGCAATCAGATGAACGTCTAGAAGTAGCGAGAGAAAAAATTGAATCAAAGAAGAAATAATTCATTGAGTGGAGGTGTATCCTCGGGTCCACCACCTAAAAGAGGGCCAAACCCACAAGGACTAACGCGAAAGAAGTTTAAAAGTGTCAAGCAATACACCAAAAAACTCATACGAAAGTCTTCCAGTAGCATCTAAATTAATTTTTCTAGCTGGAATATTTGATGGAGAAGGAAGCTTTGGCATTTGGTCAAAGGGTATAGGAAGAAAAAAAGAATTTGCTTGTACCATAGAGATGTCAGACCACGATACATTAGTAAGATTCACTGATATGTTCGGTGGCCAGTTATTCCCTTGCAAAAAACGTAAAGATTATCATAGACAGACCTGGAGATGGAGACAGAACGGCTACAGGGCTTTCCAAATAATAGATAAAATGATAGAATTCATGAGTATAAGAAGACAGGAGAAATACAATGTGGTTAGGCGCGATAAAATTAGCGGCACAAGCAGGTACGCACATCTTCAAAAAACGTCAAGAGACGAAGATGCTGATGGCGGACGCTCAAATGATGCATGCGAGAAAGATGGCTCAAGGTGAGGAAGCTTACCAGGGCAAATTATTAGAAGCAAGGCAATCGGACTGGAAGGACGAGGCGGTACTCATAATTCTCAGTTTGCCCGTGGCAATTTTAAGTTGGGCAGTTATATCGGATGATCCGGGAGCGATGGACAAGGTGAAATTGTTCTTCGAGATGTTCTCGCAGCTTCCGAGCTGGTTCACAAATCTCTGGATTCTTGTCGTGGCGAGCATCTATGGTATTAAGGGAACTCAGATATTCAGGGGCGGAATGAATAAGGATAAGAAATGAAATATTTAGTAACATTAATATATCACTGGTCAACGAAGTTAACTTCATGGTCTTGGAATAAATTATATGGAAATAGAACAACAGGATTAGGGTACAAAAAATGAATTTAGAAAGAGATTTACAAAGATTAAAAAAAGAAAGAGCATTAAAAGAATCTGCTATTGCTCAACTACGTAAAAGAAGTAAAGATTCTGTAGCTAGACCTAGAGCAGAAAAAAATATATTATCAACTAATCCAGGGATGCAAAAAATATGACAAAGTTATGTGCTAGAGGCAAATCAGCTGCCAAAAGAAAATTTAAAGTTTACCCGTCTGCGTACGCAAATGCATACGCTAGTAAAATATGTGCAGGTAAAATAAAAGACCCATCAGGAACTAAAAGAAAAGATTGGGGACCTAAGAAAGCTTCTAAAGGTGCAGAAATAAAAATTAAAAAAGTTATTAAGGGTTTAAAAAAAGCATCTAAGCTACACGCAGGACAAGCAAAGAGTTTAAGTACAGTTAAATTAGTAAGAGGCGGTGGTGCAGCTATTAGAGGACTAAACTTTCAAGGTGTAAAGTAATGAATAAAAAAGGTTCATGCTGGGAAGGCTATATGCAAAAAGGCATGAAGAAAAAAGGGAATCGTATGGTTCCAAATTGTGTGCCTGCTATGAGTTCAGGTGGACTAACAAAATGGTTTAATGAAAAATGGGTAGATATTGGAGCAAAGAAAAAAGGTGGCAAGTATCAAGAGTGTGGAAGAAAATCTGCCAGTGGTTCAAAACGGAAGTATCCGAAGTGCGTACCACTTGCAAAAGCCACAGCGATGTCAAAGTCGCAAAAGGCCTCTGCTGTTGCCAGAAAGAGATCAGTAAGTAATGCAGGGCCAAAACCAGCTAACGTAAGGACATAAAATGTGGAAATGGATAAAAAAACTATTTAGACCTTGGAAATTAAATAAGGTATCACCAGATATTACATCTGTAAAACCGAAGGTGGACTTAACAGGTCTTACAAAAGGTGATATAAAGAAATTAAAGAAACAAGGAAAAATATAATGGACGATATATTTAAATACAATCCAAAAATGAAGCGTGATACACGTGACCCAAGCCAAAGAGTTTATATAAAACCTAAAAAAAGGGTACCTAAAAGCAAACCTAGAACTTACCTTGAATCGATGAATCGTAAAAGAAAAGATACAGCATCAAGTCAAACAATTACAAAACCATCTAGATCAATGATGGTAGACACAACAACTTATCCATTAGGGCAAGATCCTAAGTTTAGAAAAAGAGCAAAACCCACTACACAAAAAAGAGAAAGATCACTACCTCCTAAAGAAGATAACATTGGTCAATTTTCAAAAGGTGGTTATTGTAGAGGTGCAGGTGCTGCAATTAAAGGCACTAAATTCGAAGGCGTTTTTTAGTTTACAAACATTCTAAATAATATATAGATTCCTTATGAGTCTAAGAGCAACATTGCTACAAGCACTAGAAGATAGATACAATGCTCAAATATCTGAAGCTGATGCAACTATCCAAATATATCTAGAAAAACCTGTAGCGATTGGTGAGCACCCACAACACCTTGATGAAATAGATAAATTAATTACCAAAATAGCTGAAGCAGAAGAAAAAATTACAGTACTTCAACAATTTAAATTATGATAGGTGGCGATAGTAAAGAATACGAAATACTGATAGAAGCCTGTGAATCCTTAACATCAGATAATTTATTTACAGTAGAGATAGGTGTAAGGCAAGGACTAGGTTCAAAGTTAATATTAGAAAATCTTAAACACAAAAAACACTGGCACATTGGTATAGATCCTTACGGTAATATATCCTATCCACATTTTGACAAACAACCATCAATTGTTTGTAATTATACAAATAGTATGAAAGTTGATTTATTGAGAGACCTAAACTTTGAAAATTTTACATTGTATCAATTAGGTGATGATGAATTTATGAAAAGTTTTTATGATGGTGTGCCTATTTACAGAGAAAAAAAAGAAATTATAAATACTTATGATTTAGTTCATTTTGATGGCCCACATAAAACAGTAGATGTAATTAAAGAAGCAATATTTTTTGGAGAGAGATCAAAACCAGGTTCGGTGTTTATTTTTGATGATTATCCTTATTACGACATGGATGCAGTATTAAAAATAATAGTAAATGAATATGGTTTTCAATTATTAAAACAAGGTAAAAGTAAAATTTCATTAAAAAGAAAATAAATGTTTATAGAACTTTTTTTCCCAACAGTTATTGGTGTCTCTGATTTTGATAAAACTGATCAAATAGAAAAACAATATTACCCTTATCTACAAAATTTGAAAAATAAATATTCGAGAAACGGGACTTTTTGTTATTATGAAGTACATAAAGATCCTTTTTTTAAGGAACTTACAAATTGGATAACAGGTGAAGTTAATAAATTTTCGGATAAGTTTAATTTTACAGACACTTATATTCCTGTCGAATCATGGTTCAATGAATATACAAAAGGTACTCATCAAAGCGTACATCGTCATGCTGGATCAGTTTTTAGTGCCGTATATTATTTAAAAGGTTCGGAAAACGGTGCTAGATTTGTATTTAAAACTCCTTTACCTTTTGACAACAAAAACCCTGAAAATAATTCAGTTAAAAAAAATAACGAGAGTCATCTAAATCAATTTTCGTGGACCAGTGCGAGTTATGCACCTAAAAAAGGTAGGTTATTAATGTTTAGAAGTTTTTTAGAACATAGCACCGACACAGTTGGGGATGAACGTGAGCAAAGACTTGCTATAAGTTTCACTTTTGATAAAAAATAAAAATGGACATAGATACAATATCACTCGTACAACATAAAGTTAAGAAAGCTTTGGCTAGACTCAAGTCACACGCTATATATGGTGTTGACACCATGGAGAAACTACAATATGTTAGGGGTCAAATCAGATCTCTTGAGGATCTGCAACAGGATCTTAAAGACCTGCTGACAACAACGGAGTATGAAGATGATAGAGTCCACGGAGACACCGAAACGGACTGAAGCGCTTCTAGATGCCTACAAGGCAAAAGATGAAGTCGAAACAGTCCTTGATCCAAAAGCGATCGACAAATCAACATTAGATAAATTACCAACACCAACTGGATATAGAATTTTAGTTCTGCCTTTTGCAGGGCCTAAAAAAACTAAGGGTGGTATTTGGTTATCTGATGCTACACAAGAAACAATACAAATGACTACAGTGTGTGGTCTAGTATTAAAAATGGGAGATCTTTGTTATCACGATAAAGAAAAATTTCCTAAAGGGCCTTGGTGCAAACTAAATGAATGGATAATTTTTAGTAGGTACGCAGGTTCAAGATT